TATGTTTCCATGAAACTATTATAGCATAGTCTCGTAGTTGTGCAAGTTTTGTAAAATATGATCTGCAATTTTCTGATGTCCCTTGATATTGGGATGACCACTTGGAGGATAATCGAAATATGGAGTACCATCCTTCTTATCACCACCAAAAAGAGTGTAAAGAGAGGTCACTGGTTCAGTGTCGCTCATTTTTTGCCATGATGAGGGTTTTCTTTTATATAGAAGGTATTCAATATAGTTTTCTTTGTAAAGGTCTTTTTTCTTATTCAGACAAACAAAATAATAAGGTATGCCTTTTACTTTGAAGAAATGTTCAAGTAAAAACTTATTTTTGTAAAAATTCGCTATATCATCAGCATGTGTATATAAATTTTCAAAATATAACCCTGATGTTTCATTTTTACTCCCTACGTTGATACGAATATATCTTTCTCCCTTAGAATCGAGTATTTCCCTTCTTGAAATCTTGGTAAATTGTATAATTGCAAGATCTACTGTGTTACTTTGACAATATTCAATGGTTGTACGAAGAATACCATCGTTAGATTTACCTCTTTCACTCAGATTTACATGATCTTTGCCCAAATGATTCGATACTAGGGTTGAAAATCTATCTTTTTTTCTATTTTCAAGTTCATCGCCCCAAGTCCAAGAGCATCCATCAAATAAAATCACTCTAATGTGCAAGTATCTCCTTCATTATGTAGTCTGTTGGTAATATTGGGTCTTCTCCAAACAGATTCAACTGTAATTCTTCTGCTTCTGTGTAAATATCGTCCTTATTTTTACGACAATGGTGCCAATAATAGGTGCCATTCTCTCTTTTATAGAAATAACTGGTGTTATGAGAGTCAATTGTGAACAAAGCAACTGCATAAGGGTACTCTCTGACCCGATTTGGGTCGGGTTTGCAAGATTTTCCCATGTCAGCATACATGGGTCGAGCACCACTACCATGTGGAGTGGGCAAATTTCGCCCATGATCGCCAAATAAGTCGTATCCTTTGCTCATCTTCTCACGACTACGACGTCTCCTTCGCCATCATCGTCGTCTTCTTCCTCTCCTGCATGAAAAACTAGCAGTTCTGTACCGCTTTGAACGTCTCTCATCTCTGGGTGAACGTTAGTTTTGATCGGATCACCTAATGCCTTGAAGGATTCAGTCATACTTTTCCACATAAAGACCACTGCAGAGACCAAAGTGGTCATAAAAAGTAAAAAATAGAGGAAAAGTACGGTCGAATTCATTTTATTTTGAGATTTTTGAGGTTTGAAAGGATGTCACTCTCGACTCTTTGAGTAATTTTGTCTAAAATATCAATATCAATGCCCATAAATGGGGGAACAACTCCTAAAAGACGTAATAAACCGTCCACAAAGAACGCCAAAACAGTAAAACCAAGAATCATACTGATGACAGTGGCATCTCTGTTGTGCTTTCTCATGGATTCTTCGTCAATTGCCCTTGCTTCTGCCAATGCAGCAGCGATCAGACCATCAACTTCACTTTTTGTGTATGTTCTTTCCGGCATTTTGAACTCTACCTTGGCAAAGTTCTCCGAAACCGGGAAATTTTTGACGATTTTGTTGATCATGTTACTTGAGGAGAAGGTTTGCCCATGCTGCTATGACCAAAAGGGTCAAGCATAATTGATTATACCTCATAGTTGTATGGTTTTCCCCAGTATAGCGGTAAACTACCATACTTGTCCACCCATTGTTGGTAAACTGGGAACAATGGTCTTACTTTCTCGTATAATTCATCTTGTAACATGTATTTATCGCTTGTCCACTGGTCTGGAAGACCATTATAGTGAGGTGCATGACATCCTTTGTCGGGACAATAGACATTTTCATGAATTTTTTTGATGTCGTGGTCTAGAAAGTCGGATAATCGCTGTTTTTCTCTCTCCTGTTCATCACCCTCCCACAATTGTTCCATTATGATGACATGAAGAGGTGCAACCTTTTCCCATTTCTCGATTATTTCCAAATAATTGTAATATCGCCTTGTCATGACTCTTTCAAGAAATGCTCTTTCAATACTTTCTTGATCACCATCTAAAAAAGCACCACTTTCAGACCAAAGTCGGCGAATCGGGTCTCTGACAAGCATAATGACCTTAATATCAAAGTGTTCTTGTAGTTTTGGTATTGTAGACTCTATAAACGACTCTGAAAGAAAAGCATTTGAGTTAGAGAGGTCTGCAACTGCTTGATAGGGACAATTATTTTCTTGTAACGTCTTCCAAACCGTTTTGTAGTAAGTTATGTATTTTTCTAGGGTGTAAGGTGGTGTAATAAAGGCATCTATGTCTTCTTGAGTCAAATATAGGTCTTCTCTAATTGCTGCAAGTGATCCTTTGTAATTCCAAGAAGGAAGATCACTCTTTATTTCTAACATTCTTGTTTTTCGATATTCATCTCTTTCTGCTAAGACTCTCTTCGACATTTTCTTCGTTTTTTCGTAAGTTGACAGTCTTTTGAGTTTTCTGTTATGTAAATCATCTCTAAGTCTTTGTTCTGGCGTCATTGCCAAAGAATTCAAATATGAACCTTCTTTTCTAAACCCTGTATGCAAATACTTATTATCCAACATCAATGTGTACCACAGGGGAGTTGTTGCCGACCACCCAGTGCCCGTACTCATAATAAACTTTGGTTTCATATAGATAATATTACAATACCAAATATGTATGCTTCTAAGCAAACCTGCAGACTATCTTTATGAAATGTTGGCGAGTAATTATGGTAAGGCGAAAAAGATGTGGAGAAAACATATAAAGGAGGCATGGGATTATAAGTGTGCATATTGTGGAGAATACGGAGATACGATAGATCACATACATGCACAGACTCACGGTGGACAGAGTGAGTTGACAAATATGATATGTTGCTGCAATACTTGTAACAAATCTAAATCACATGAATCCGTGGAAATCTGGTATTTTCAGCAAGACTTCTTTAATCAGAAGCGATGGGAAGCAATAGAGATGTGGAGATCTAATTGTGCCCCTGCACAGAGAAAGAGATATATAAGAGGTAGGGGAGGAATTCCTACAAAGTGTATAGTTTTATGAGTTATTCCGTATATCTCGATAAACAA